AAGGAAATTGCAAAAATGTGGGAACAAGAGAAGAAAAAGAGTGAGTAAGAATAACTCAGGAAGTGATAAGAGACAATCAGGGGTCTTTTATCACTTTAATTTGTTTTTTATAAGTAAAATAATTATACCTAAATAAATGTAAAATTGCTTTAATTTTTAAAAAAAAATGATGATTGATATTTATCATATACAATGACCACTCTTACCAACATGCAGATGCTTGATAATCTTACGATCATCAACCTTACCATCAACCTTAACAAAATGGAAATTACGGATGATAATGACTTTAAGAAAACAATTAATAATGCCATCAAAAATGCTATGAACAATAAGACGAAGACTACAAACATAAAAAACACTAAAGAACCTAAAAAATCTACTGCTTATCAACTCTTTGTAAAAGAGAAAATGTCTGAAGTTAAAAATAAGTTTCCTCCTAAAGAAAGGATGAAAATTATAAGTCTTTTGTGGAAAGAGTGGAAAGAAAACAAAATGGAAATAGATGAATAAAAATCAAAAAAAAATGAATATTTTAAAAAGTGGATATTTTATTATTTACTTAAAACTTTATTGTTATAAAAGTAATATGATTATTAAGATAGATACAAGAGAGAAAAAATTAATTGAAATTTTTAAAGAATATTATTCTGATATATATATATCTGTAGAACAATTAGATATCGGTGATATAATAATAACAAATAATTATTGTAATATTTTAATTGAACGAAAAACAATATGTGATGTTTTGGCATCAATAAAAGATGGTAGATGGAAAAATCAAAAACAACGTATTTTAGATAATTATGAAAAATCATTGTATATCATTGAAAATGATGATATATTTAATACTGAACAAAAATTATCTTCCGCATATATAAATACATTATTTCGTGATCGTATTCCTATTCTTTTTACAAATTCAATATCAAATACAGTAAAATTAATAAAACTTATTTATGATAAATTAATTGAAAATCCTTCTAGATTTGTAAAAGAACAAACCTGTTATGTTAATACTGTAAAAACAAAAACAACTAAAATTGAAAATATTGATAAAAAGAATTGTTTTATTTTACAATTATGTCAAATACCAATGATAAATCAAAAGATAGCTTTAAAAATAGCAGAAACACATAATAGTATGAAAGATTTTATAGCAACTTTAGAAGGGTGGGAAAATCCTATAGAATATTTACAAGCAATAGATAGTATTGGTATAAAGAAGGCTGAAAAAATAATTGAATATCTATTGTAAATATAGATATACAAAAGTAGCATTACATAAATGCCATATTAAAGCATTAGAAGGTTTCCAACTAATATGATAAGGTTTAAAAGTATATGATATAGTATTATCATAATGAGATATAAAAGCAATAATACAAATTAAAACAATTAAGATATTATTTTCTTTATTAAATAATTTATATAAAATCTTACATAATCCTAAAAAATAGAAAAACAATGTAAATCTATTTATTTTTTTATATAAAATCATTATTATTATACAAATACATAGTGATAAATAAATATTTTTAGTAATTATATATAATCCAATGATCAATATAGAAAACATATCATAATAATAAATATTATATATATTGCGTTGTGGTAATATTTCATGATCATACATATGAAATATTGTTGAAGATATACATAATTGTAAAAATAAAATTTTATAAATAAAGTTATCTAATATTAATGCAAGTATTAAAAATACTATACTGGAATATGGACAGCTATTCATATTATTTATATTTTATAAATAAAGTTATCTAATATTAATGCAAGTATTAAAAATACTATACTGGAATATGGACAGCTATTCATATTATTTATATTTTATAAATAAAGTTATCTAATATTAATGCAAGTATTAAAAATACTATGTTGGAATAAGTACAAGTAATCATTTACATTCAATAGAAAAATAAATAACAAAATTGTTTTATAATGATTTTGTCTGATTTATCTTTTAAATTGGTGTAATTATATAAGAACAAATATTTATTAATAATAAATATGGAAAAACAATATCTTAACGATATTTGGGTTTTATATTTTCACGATAATTCTTCAAATTGGGATAATTCTAGTTTTAAGCAAGTAACGATAATAAATTCCGTTGAAGATTTTTGTAAAATCTATAAATTTTTAAATAATGAAAATTATTGGTTAAAGGGAATGTTTTTTATTTTTCGTGAAAATATAATGCCAAGATGGGAAGATGAAAATAATATAAACGGTGGTTGTTTTTCTTATAAAATATCAACATCAGAAGCAAATGATAAATGGTTTGATTTATGTGGAAAAGTTTTAGGTGAATCATTAAGTTCAAAAGAATGTTATAATTTAAATATTAATGGAATATCTATAACGCCAAAAAAAAATGCAAATATAATTCGTATTTGGTTAAAAGATAATGAATTAGTTAATCCAGAATGTTATAATATAAATGTAAGTAAATTTTCTACATTATTATATAAAAAACATACAAATGATTAATATATTATATGATTGTTTTACGTATAATAATTTCAATTATTTTAATAATAATTTATTTATGTTGTTTAATAATTACTCCAAAATGTTATATTAATAATTTAACAACAAAATTTATTAAATTAATATTATATGTGTGTAATTTAACAAAAATAAATATAATTAATAAAGCTATTTTTGATAAATATTATAATAGTAATAAACCATTTATAATTGTATCAAATCATACATCTTTATGGGATGGTTTAATGTTAAACAATGCATTTTGTAAATTACGATATTTAGCTGCAAAAAATGCAGATAAAACTTTTTTTGGAACTAAATATATATTTGATAAATTAGATTGTATTATAGTAAAAGAAAGTGGAACTGTAAAAACAATACAAGAAAATGTAAAAGATAGAAAAGCAAATGATAATATTTTAGTTATATTTTCAGATTCTATGGGTCAAATACCAAATGGTAGAAATATAGCACCATTTAAGACTGGTGCATTTGCAACCGGTTTTGATATTTTACCAATATTAATTAAATATAAAGATTATACAGTTGATCCTACATTTTATTGGTATAAAAAAGAGAATCCATTTCATGCGTGGATAAAAATTTTATTGAATTCAAATTTTTCCACAATAATTAAAGTATTACCTTTAATAAAATCAATGGATAATGCAGAAGAATTTAAAGATAAAGTTTATAAAATAATGTCAGATAATTTAGCAAAATTATAATATTTGTATGTGCTAAAGTTTTCATATATTAAATATTATTATAATATAAATGTATTAGTTATGATCTTATCATAATTATTTTATCACAATATTTTGAAAAACATATTCTATAATGTACATATTATTTCTATAATTATTAACATTATAATTGAAGAATAAAATAATCATTTTATTTTTAAGTTGTAGTATTTATTTCAGGACTTAATGCTAATTGAATAGTTCCTAAATTTGCAATTTTATAACAAAGAATTAAAGGATATTCTTGTTTTAAATATATTTCAACTTTTTCACAAAGATTTGTGCATTTAGTAAAAATTGCTATATATTTTAAATTAAATACACCTTGAATAATATTTGTATCTTTATCATCATTTTGTTTAATATTTACACTATAATTATTATCAATACCAATTACCGTTTCTTGAGTGCAAAATTCACCTTTACAATTTAAATATAAGTTTTTATCAACACTTCTAATTTCTATTGTTTCTGCAATATTATACATATCTCTAATTATTTTTTGAAAATATACTGTTGGCATAGTGATCGTAGTATTAAAATCAACTGGAGGTATTTTAATATTTAAAACATCAATATCTAACATATATAATTTATAAGTTGTTTTATAATTCTTATCAGGATTTTCAATTTTTATACCTAATTGATTTGGATTATTTTCTTCAATAAATAATGTTAACATATCATTACTCGTAATTGTTTTTATTATTGTATGTAATTTAAACATATTTAGTCCTACAAATACTTTACCATTTTCTGCTGTGCATTTATAAGATTCAAATTCATCCGCTTCCATTTTTGCAAATATTAATACTACGTGGCTTGTATCCATTGCCATGATCTTTAATCCGGTTTCATCAAATTCAAAATTAACATCAACCAGTATTTCTTTTAAAGCATCTATTACTTGTTTAAATGTTGTTGCTTGAACAGTTTTTAATTCTAAAATATTATTATCACTCATTTTATCATATTTTTTACGTATATGTTTATATCTATTTACTATAATATTATAATAACCATTTATTGTAATATCTATTTACCATAATATTTATAATTTTTTTCGTTAAATGTAATTGGATATGCTTTTTCTAATGCCTTTGTTCTTAATTTATCATCTTCTTTTTGTTTATCAGTTTTTTTACCTAATATATTTATCATACCAATTAATAAATCGTTATTTGTTATCATATTAGTAGGATCTATTTTAAAAAAATCATAATATAAACTAGTCATTGTAAGATTACCATTTTTTGATTTACTATTTCTATATTGTTTATTAATAATATCTTTAACATTAGAATAATTAATTTCCATTTCTATATTTATTTTCAATAACATAAGAAATCATTTCATATGGATGTTCATATTCCGATTTAGTTGTAATATCATTAATACTTTTTGGATATCCTGAATTATAAATTGACATCATTAATTTCTTATTTTCATCAATATATATCCAATTATTAAGATCAGGATTTGCCCTAATTAATCTAAAATACATACGAGGATATTTTCGTTCTATATTAAGATTTAATAATAAATTATCAATATTAATATTATTATAACGTTGATAAATATGTATTTTTTCGTGTATTAATAAAGCAACAAAATCATAATATTTTTTTGAATTATTTATAGATTTTAATATATCAATGTGAATAAATATAATATCTTCACGTGTATGTGGATATTTATCTTCATAAGATTTAGATTTTATAAAAGCAAATTTCCATAATATTTTATGAATGTAATTATCTTTTGGTAAGAGTTTATGATTCAAATTACTAAAAAAAAGATCAACACGAATACAAGCGAATAATAATATTATATAATCTTTTATATTTAATTCTTTATTTGATTCATTATGTTCTTTAACTACTCTTTTTATATATTCTTTATAATCTAAACAATGTCTTGCTCTTATATCTTGAATTGTCATATTCTTACAATAATCATCATTATCATTAATTAAAAATTGAATAATTTCAGCATCTATCAATATATGTGTTATATATATAAATATTAAAAATGATATTAGAAATATAAAAATTAGTAATATCATAAGATTTATTTAATTAAGTTATATTAAAAATGGTTAATGTAATTTTAGCTTGTTGTAAAGACGGAGGTATAGGTATGAATAATAAATTACCATGGAAATTAGAAGATGAATTAAAAATATTTCAAATGATTACTAATAATTCTACCGTTATTATGGGATATAATACTTGGACTTCATTACCTAGAAAACCTTTAATTAATAGAACAAATGTTATTTTAACTAACTCTGAAACTAAAAAAACAGAATTATTAAAAAATTATGATGTAATAGTATTATCATCAATAGAAGAAGCTATTAAAAAATATAAAAATAATCAATGTTTTTATATTGGTGGTGCAAGTATATATAATTATTTAATTAATTTTAATTTAATAACAAATTTATATATTAGTATAATTCATAAACATTATGATACTGATATTAAAATTAATATTGATAAATTATATGAAAATGAACATTATATTGAAAGTCGTCAAGTTTTTAATGATTTTACACATTTTCATATTAAGTTTCAAACAAATGTTCTACTGCTGAATAATCCAAATTAGGATCTGATACACTTATATAAATATTTTTTCCAAAATTTTTACGCACAATTGTATAATATAATTTACGTTGTTTAAGTTCTTCTATAGCTATCTTACGATAATCCATATTATTTTTTAATTCATTTACTTTTATAAATGGTGGCATATTATTTGCTAAATCATTTGTTCTTAAACCTATCAATGATGTAAATTCATATTTATATAATAATTTTTTTGCTAAAAGAACATTGTCTAAACTAGATTTAAGATTTTCACGAATTATATTAATATCATCAAATTCAACATATTTTACTAAAGAACTCATATTATTTTTATTATAATAAAATGTTTTAATATCATTTTTATATTTAATGCCATATTTCTCCTGTTACTGTTGATATCCATAAATATGTTCCATCTATGTTTTTTATATATGACACTGGATCATTTGAAGAATGTTTATATTTTTCTGGGGCTTTTATGTTTTTATCAATAATCCTTGGTAATGTTGGATCATTTGCTAATAATTTATTTATTGGAATACCATCTTCTGTTAAATCTGCATAATATTTTTGATATAATATATTATTTGTTATATAATTCGTTTCTACTATTTTCATTGCACTATGTGTATAATCTTCTCTTAAATTACAATTCTTACATTCTTTAAAAAGACTTGATGTTAAGGTTTCTTCATCAATATTTACAGAAATATATAAAAGATTTTTACACACTTTGCAGAACTCAAGCATATTTAGTTTTTTATATAAGAAATCATTTTTATATATTTCTTAAATGAAATGTTTTATTATTACTACAAATAATCTTATTAATCGTAAAAAATACATTGATACTATATTACAATATATTAAAGATGATTTCACTATTGAAACTATTGATAAAAATATAAATTATGTTAATAAAACAAAATTACAACAAACTAATATTGAAGAATTTGATAAAAGCATTGTAAATATTAATAAATATATGGCTGATAATATTGAACGTCATAGATTAGTTTATAATACTATTAATGAAAATGAAACATGTTTAATATTAGAAGATGATAATGTTATGTTAAACGAACATTTAAGCCATATTAAAGAATTTATTAAAATTAAAGATACTATTATGAAAGACTATGATATTGGAATTATTGGCATTTCTACGCAAAATAATGATGAAAATCCATTAGAACTTGTTAATTATAGATTAACTGGAAATCCAAATATAATTGGTTCTAAATCTGCATATATGATTACAGGTAAATTAGCTAAAAAATTATATCAAAACTTTAATGAACATAAATATAGTATGAGAGTCCAATTATCTAAATATATATATGATAATTTAGATGTTAAAATTGGTATTTCTAATAAACATTTATTTTTAGAAGGTTCTAAAATTGGTATATTACCAAGTTCATTTAATAAAAATAATTTATTAATATTCAATCCAGATTATATTAAATTATTGCAATTAATGAATAAAAATGGTTCTATTAAAGATGCTGAAACTATTTTTCAAAGATTGTCTACAATTAATAGTGCAGATGCTAACCATTTAATGGGCATCTTTTATCATAAAAATAATATGAATGATAAAGCTCTTGAATATTTTGAAAATTCATTTCAATTATTAAAACAACAAAAAGGTTATCTTGGTAAAGATAGTGAAATATTAAACAATTGTATTAATGTATATCAATATAATCAATAATGTTTCTTTTTTAATTCTTCAACATCCTTCTCAATCTTATTTGCTTTTTCTAAATTACTATCTAAACTAGTAACTGCTTTATTCACTTCTTCAAATTTTCTATTTGTTTCATCAAAATTAGTTTTTATCATTTTATCAATATCCGCAATTTCTTTAATTTTTTCAAATTTACTATAATAATATAGTATAAAAAGTATTAAAATTATATTTATTATATATAGAATAGTAATATGTATATTTATTTTATTTAGGTTTCTTTTTTAATTCTTCAACATCCTTTTCAATTTTATTTGCTTTTTCTAAATTACTATCTAAACTAGTAACTGCTTTATTTACTTCTTCAAATTTTCTATTTGTTTCATCAAAATTAGTTTTTATCATTTTATCAATATCCGCAATTTCTTTATTATTTTTCTTTAATTTCTCAATTTCATCTCTAAGAACCTTAAGATCATTAGGATTTGCAGTAGGTGGTTGTTTCTTTAGTTTTTCAATTTCATCTCTAAGAACCTTAAGATCATTAGGATTTGCAGTAGGTTGTTGAGTTTTAAGTTTTTCAATTTCATCTCTAAGAACCTTAAGATCATTAGGATTTGCAGTAGGTTGTTGAGTTTTAAGTTTTTCAATTTCATCTCTAAGAACCTTAAGATCATTAGGATTTGCAGTAGGTGGTTGTTTCTTTAGTTTTTCAATTTCATCTCTAAGAACCTTAAGATCATTAGGATTTGCAGTAGGTGGTTGTTTCTTTAGTTTTTCAATTTCATCTTTAAGAACTTTAAGATCATTGGGATTTGCAGTAGGTGGTTGTTTCTTTAGTTTTTCAATTTCATCTTTAAGAACTTTAAGATCATTGGGATTTGCGGTAGGTGGTTGTTTCTTTAGTTTTTCAATTTCATCTTTAAGAACTTTAAGATCATTGGGATTTGCGGTAGGTGGTTGTTTCTTTAGTTTTTCAATTTCATCTTTAAGAACTTTAAAATCATTGGAATTTGCAGTAGGTTGTTGAGTTTTAAGTTTTTCAATTTCATCTTTAAGAACTTTAAGATCATTGGGATTTGTAGTAGATTGAGTTTTAAGTTTTTCAATTTCATCTTTAAGAACTTTAAAATCATTGGGATTTGTAGTAGATTGAGTTTTCTTTAATTTTTCAATTTCATCTTTAAGAACTTTAAAATCATTGGGATTTACAATGGGTGTAAGAGAAGATAAAGATACATTAGGATTAGTAGATTGAAAAAGTGTTTCAAGTTGTTTAATTCTATTATCAAAACTTAATAATTGACGAATTGTCTGTTGATTACTCATTATTTAATTATATAAATATAAAAAATGATTATTTTATAACACAATAGTAAAATGTTAATTCCAATTCGTTGTTTTTCGTGTAATAAAGTTATAGGTGATAAATATGAAGAATATATATTAAAATCAAAAGAAAAATCAAAAGATAATAAAGAAATTTTAGATGATCTTGGATTAAATAGGTATTGTTGTAGAAGGCATATGATTACTACTGTAGATTTAATGGAGATAATATAATAAATGGAACAAGAATATTTAAAATTTATGAAATATGTAATAAATTTAATAGATGAAATAGGCAATGTTATTGAAGATGGTAATCTAAATGAAAAATTATTTAAAAAAATTATAAATATTATTTTAAAACCAGAATATAGAATACAACTTGGTATATTAATAATCTTAATATCATTTATAATATATATAGTAAGTGTATTATGATAATTTTAATATTAATAATCATTATAATACTATTTTTATATTTTAGATATAAAGAACCAAATGATTATGATAAGATTTTATTTATTAATAAAATAGATAAAGAACGTTATATAATTTTAAAAAATTATATAAAAGAGTTTAAAAAAAAATGTAAAATAAAGAGTGATAAATATTTTGATTATCTACATGATATTTATACAGAAATATTAGAACTATGTTATTCATTACATATTGAAAAATTAAAATCAAAGAATATAAAAAAATTAAATGATTTAATATATCATTTTAAAATTAATTATTACAATGATATAATGAAATTAAAAAAATATAGTAAAAATCCAAATTTATTAAATAATTATGAAGTTGTTCCGGCAAATTATAGATTAAATAAAAATATGTTACCTTAAAATTAAAAATGAGTAGTTATAAAGATTTTATTGATGCGGGAGCTAAAATGGATTTTAATCCATATAAAACAAATGTTGCTACAAGTCAATGTGCATTAAATTATACTGGTTCTAGTTTTGCAGGTGGTAAATCTTTAAAAAAAACAACAACAACAAACAAAGCACCAGTAAAGAAAACAACAGTAAAAAAAACTAAAGTTTCTAAAAAAAAATAAAAATATTAACATTAAAAAGTAATTAAAAGATTATTTTTACATATTTCTTAAAGATAAGAAATGTCTAGTATTATTTTTCAAGATGTAAATAATATTGAATATACTTCAATTAAATTTGATTATTTAGCAATTAATACGGATGATATATTAGATCAAAAAGAAAATGAAAGATTATTAGTTAATCAATCAGGTTCAAGATTTAGTATGATTCTTTTAGATAATGGATTATTTTTAAATTCAACAAGAGAAGAAGCACAACAACATATTATAAATAATTATTCATTATATGCACAAAATGCGTATTTTGAAGGAACTTTAACAGCAAAATCGATTAATATATTAGATGAAGATATATCAGATAGTAATATAGCAAATTTATTGAATGCAATAAATTCGAATATAGGACCATTTGAATCATATATTGATCCATTATATCAAACATACCGAAATTATTATACACATAATAATATTAATATTTTAGCAAATTCTGATACTCAACATGCACGTAGTAATTTACATCCATTACATATTAATCGTAGTGCTGAATATTCTTCATATAATACACAATTATCTATTGGTAATAATACTGATGATAATAATAATAATCAATCAGAATTATTAATTGGTATATTAGGTGGTGATTATAATTCACCAGCAACAATAATAACAAATCCAGGAAAATCATTAGAATTTTATATTTCTAAACATAATTCTAATATTGATAAATTATATGAAGATCATATTAATTTTCCTAATTATTCTACAATACCTACATTAAAAATAGATACAGATAATTGTGTTAATATAAATAGTTCAAATAGTAAAACATTAACTTATGAAGATAATGATGAAACTACAAAATTAAATGTAGAAGGTTATGGATATATAAAAGAATTATTTGTATATGATCATAATTTAGATAAACCAAGTCATTTAGATGATATATATTTTAAAAAAACTACTCAAAATTTCGCAACATCGAATATAATACCGGGAACATTTGATGGTTATTTTGGATTTAATTCAAATCTTAAAGTTAATTGTAATATTGATGTATCAAATATTATTACATTAGATCTTAATAGTAGTTCTGCAAATATTAATAATATTACAACAACAAAAATAGATGCAACAAATATTAATGTATCAGATCATTTCTATAAAGATAATGATCAATTAAATATACAAAATATAACAGTAAAACAAATTTCTTATAAGGAAGATACTATAAAGAATAATTTATTATCTAGCTATTTTTATACAAATGAAGATATATATAGTAATATAAATTATAATTTATGTAATATAGGATTAATAAATAATATAATTGGAATTAATGATAATATTAAAGATCAATTAATTAATGATACTTGTAATGCATTATATAATATAGATATTGAATATTATACAATCAGTAATATAAATAAAGGTCTTTATAATGAATTTAAAGTTAATGGTTCAAATATTAATTTAAATTGTAATATTATTACAGAGTGTAATATTAATATATTTAGTGATTTATCTAATCATTTTATATCAACTGCAATTCTTAGTAATACAGAGGAAATAACTTCAAATATATATGATCTTTTGTATAATGAAGGTTATTATAGTTCAAGTAATATATTACAGTATTATATAAACAATCATAATGTTCTTGAAATAGATTATAATGATCTTTCAAATATTTTGAATGATTATAGTTTGATTGATGAAAATTGTAATATAACAATTACTATATTAAGTAATATTAATATATCAGGTTTTAGTAATTTATATATTGAAGATTATTATACTGATTATTATTTAGAATCAATTTATCCTTCAATTAGTAATAGTAAATTAGAAATAAATAGTAATTATAGATTACATATATCAAATATTGTTAATAGTAGTGAATATACAAAAGAGGAAATAATAAATGGAATATATGAAAATGGAATAAAAGAATATCAATATACATATGATATTGAAAGTAATTTTAATTTTAAGTTGAATATCAATATATTAAATAGTAATGATATATTATCAAATTATAGTAATACATTAATAACAGAAGGATCATTAAATATAATTGATAATATTATAAATTTTGATGATTTTAAAATTAAATTAAATTCAAATTTGAATAATATAATAACAAATATACCTGAAAGTAATTTATTATCTTTTGAAACTTGTGTAACTACAATATCAGAACATATTAATTCTGTAAATGGTCATTATAAATTAACAAGTAATTTAGATGTTATTTTAAATCGTTTTGATTATAAAGGAATAAATAAAGAGACAATAATTAATCGTCAATTACTTAATTTTATAACAAACTATGATACAAGTAATATAGAAACGGATAAACAAATATTAACTTATCATATAAATGATGCAATTACAATAGCTCAAAATGATACTGATATTTCAGTTCCAAATGGAAAATTAGCAATTGGAACAAATAATACTAATGGTTCAATGTTATCAATAGAAAATAATAATAGTAATGCAGAAATATGTATAAAAAACATAATTGAAGAGGGAGAATATGATGTAACAATAGGTCATAATCAATCAAGTAAAGAAACTTTTACAATAAAAACAAATAATATAAAGGAACATAATATAGAATTAAATGCGGGTGTAAATGGTCCAAATTTATTTTTAAAAGCAAATACGAATAATGTAGGTATTAATACAAGAAATCCTACAAAATCATTAGATGTAAATGGTGATATAATAGTAAATAAATATTATATAAAAGAATTAAATGAACCACAATTAATAGCAAATTTTTTAGAATATGAGGATGATATAAGATTATTAAAAACGAAAAAAACATTATTAATAGATACAAAAGTTGAAATAAAAAAAGATTTACATATAAATAAAATATTTAAAAGTGGTAATGAATTATTTAATTTTGATAGAAAATATAAAAATAATAATGAATATTTAGAATCGGATGTAGGTTGTATATTTATTGGTGAAAGATTGGGAAATAAGAGTATTGATAATACTGCAATGTTATTACAAAATAGTTTAAATATAAAAGAGAATAATACGGTTCTTAGGTTATTAAAATCGAATCGATGGTCAGGTGGTGAAAGTGGTGATCGTTATACGGGTATAGAATTTACAGAATATGAAACACCTCATTATACTGGTTGGTATATACATAATAAACATAATAATAATGATTTTGAAATAGGTTATCGTAATAATTATGAAGTGTCTTATCCAATATTAAAAACAAATTATACATCAGAAGGTATAAATACTGTTGAAATTGGTAATTCAGAAAGTAAAGATAATATTATATTAAAAAACAATGTTATAATAGAAGGTGATATTGATGTAACGGGAACTTATAAATTAAATGGTGTAGAATTTTCTTCAAATAATATTACTTTATCTACATTAATAGATCCATTATTGGATGTAGACAATACAAATGTTAATCCAGGTGACATAGATTTACGAACATCATCACGATTAGTAAACAAAGTAGGTGATAAATCATCAATGTTTATAGGAACATATTATAGTGATAGTAGTATGGATTATTCGTCATATTTTACTAAATATCTAGATGCACATTATACAGAACTTAATCATCCAAATAATAGTAATTTTGATGCAAAATTGAATATTATAACAAGAGTTAATACAGGTGATAAACAACCACCTTTATTAGCAGTTAAAGCAACTTATAAATTTGATGATATTCCTGGAAATAATTATGTTAAATCAAGTATTCGAATAGCAACTTTAAATAATACGGATACTGATTATTGGAAAAATAAAAATTATACAGATTTAATATATAACTATTATAAAAATAAAGGTGTATTTAGTATTGATTTAAAACATAATAATGATAAAATTACACCATTTAAGATAATAAAAAAAAATAATGCAGTATATAGTAAATTAAGTTATAATGATACAACAGATAAATTAAATACATTTTTTCATATTGTAGATAATACAAATGATACTTTATTACTTTTAGAGAAAACTGATAATACTGATGTTAAAATTAAATTAGAAAATCAAAAATCAAATTGGAATATTATAGGTAATGAAAGTTTAAAAATACAAAAAGAAGATAAAAATGTATTATTATTGAATGACAGTGGTATTGGTATTAATAATGAAAATATAAGTGCATCATTGGATATAAATAATATAAATAATGTAGGTATTGTAATTAATAATAATAATAAACATTCTATTGATACTAAAAATATTAAAATTAAAGCAAATCGTATTTGTAATTTAGAAGTAAGTTCTGATACTTCAGTAATTGAATATAATTTGAATAATTTGAATGATGATCGTAATACAAGTAATATAGAATATGAATCAAATATACCAATAATAAAAACATTATATAATTGTAATTTTGAAGGAAATAGTATAAAAGATTATTCAGATTTTTATGATGTTTATATTAGTAATTATGTATCTGAATCAAATTTTACATTAAAAATAGATGTAAATGATATGAAATTTAATAATTTATTATTAGAAAAATTATCAAATGTAAGATTAAATAAAATTCAATATGAAGGATCAAATGATACTAATATAGATGTAAAAGTTGAAATTGATACAATATATAGTAATTTAAATAATTTATTGATATCAAATATTGATAATAGTAATTATAATATATATTTAAATGGTATTGATGATTCAATAATATTATTAAATAATTATGAAATATCAAATATAAATTTTAATATATATCATCCTAATAATTGTAATTATAATTTTACAACTGATATAAATTTAGAATTAGTTTATACTATAAAAACAAGTATTATATCTGGTATTGCAAGTTATCTAAATATAATTGAAGATAATACGAATGATTATACTATTAATTTTATAAAAGATGAATATAGATCATTGGAATTAAGTTCAAATACAATAGATAATTTAAGTAATATAATAATAATTGAAGGAGAAGAAGAAATTTATAATTTAGATAATATTACATTGAAATATTATAATATTAATAATGAATGTAATGTATTTATAGATATAATAGAAAAACAGAATCATATAAAATTAAAAAATAATGAAGATTTAAATAGTTATTATATAACAAGTAAAGAATCAAATTTTAATATTTTGTATCAAGATGATGATAATTCTAAATTAGATGAAATATTAAATTTAACAAATACGGGTAAATTAAAGATAAATGAATTAATTGTGGATACGATAAGGGTATCAGGATCAATATATGATAGTGAAGCAGAAATATTTTGTAATGAAGAATTTAATACAATAAATATAAAGAATAATCATTTGTATATTAATACGGATAATGATTATAGTATTTTAATAAATACAAATGAATTTTTCGATATTAATTCGAATGCGAATATAATATTTGGAAATAAAGATAATATAGAAAATGTAGATATAATAACATTACAAAGTAGTGAAGAATCAGGATATATTAAATTAACAACAAAAGATGATAAAAATTATTATAAAGTAGGTAAAACGAATAGTAATTTTGATATTTTATATGAAGATAAATCAATATTACGTATAAATCCAAATAATAATATTGTAACATATTCAAATTTTGATACAAATGATATATCAACAGTTGACAATGATGGTATAATATTATCAAGTGAGATAGATAATTCAAATGTAAAGAATATAACAACAAATTATGATTATATATTTAATTCAGGAAGATTGAAAGAAATAAAGAATATAGATTATAATTCAAATTTAATTTTTACGGAACAAGAGAATATAATAATGTCAATGAATCAAGATGATGTAACGATGCATCAAAGATTAATATGTAGTGCTGGTATGACATCTGGATCAGATCGTAGGATAAAAGAGAATATAAATAAAATAGAAAATGCGTTAGATAAAATAGATAAATTGGATGGTGTATCATATTATAATAAATTATCAAAATCAAATGAAATAGGTTTAATAGCTCAAGATGTAAAAGAAGTAATACCTGAAGTAGTGATAGATGGTGATTTGATGGGAATACAATATGGGAATATGATAAGTTTATTGGTAGAAGGTATAAAAGAATTAAATAAAAAGATAGAAGGTATAAAAGAATTACACAAATAGATAAAAAATGGATCTAATTCAAAATGCTAAAACGGATTATGTGATAATTAGTAAAGATAAATGTATATTTTGTGATATGGTAAATGAATTATTAGATGATAATTTTATAGATTATACAGTGATAAAGATAGAAATATTAAGTGAAGATGAATTAAAGGAAATAAAACCGAAAGAAGCGAAGAAATATCCGTTTATTTTTAAAAATAAAATATATATTGGTAGTTATAATGAACTTAAAAAAGAGTTAAATAATTAAATAAAGATATGGAGAATTATAGTATATTTGGATCAAATATAGAAAATGATTATTTATTAAAATTGCAAAATAATGAGAGTAATATTAAAATAGATATACATAATAGTGATCATAATTTTACAATAGATTATGTAAATTCAAATGAAATAATAAATAATTATACTACATTGGGATTACAAGATATAACAAAAATTGATGAAAATAATTATATTCATAAAAGTATTTTAAATAATTGTAATGTAATAATAAAAGGAAAATATGGTCTTGATGGTAATAATCCAACAGAAAAATATTTTGGTAATTTAAATCAAAATATTTCAGAAAAATTAGAAATAGTAGTAAAATCATCAAGATATTTTTTTAATAATTATGATGGAATTGTATATGAAGATTATCATAAATATAGTTCTTGTAATTTAGTAATAAATGATGAAATATTGAAGAATTATAAATTTTATGATGGTGAATTACAATTAGAAGAATCATTATCGGGAATATTTATATATTTAAAATTTGATAAAAAACATAATATTATAAAATATAAATTTTATGAGTATATTGATACAGCTTTAGTTTTTCCACACGAAGTTATTTTTTATCAAGTTTTTGATAAAAATGCATATTTTATTAATAAACAAATTTTTAGAACTAAAAGTGATTTTGATCGTGATTATATTATTGATAATAATGCATATGTATCTGATTCAGTATTAATAAAAATACAATCAGTATTAATACAAAAAGATGATTTATTAAATGAAATTGATAATTTAATAGGATCAGAAGCAACACAAAGGGATTATGTTAAACAAATAAATGCAAATAATAATAATGAAAGTAATTTTGATTTAAATGTAGCATTTAGTGGTATTGAGTTATATACAACAAATGAAAGATTAATAAATGAATATGATATTGATATGAATATGAATAGTATTCAAAATATAAATACATTATCATTAGATAGATTAATACTTAATAATGTAATATATACAAATGTGGTATCAACAGATAATGTATTATTTACAGTAAATGAAGTAATTAAAAGTGATTCAACAATAAGATTAGAAATAGTGGATACATATTTAAGTGATGAATTGGGGATGGATTCAGGTAATTTAACAGAAATGTTTAATAATTCTCGAATAAAAAATATAGAATCAAATTTAAGATTAAATTTAGATAAAAAATATATTCCTTATGTATATTTAAGGGATGATAATATAACTTTAAAGATAGAATATGATTCAAATGTAAATATAAAATATTTATTAAATTTGGATGATTTAGATGATAATGATAAATTGATGAAACATTCAAATGGTATAATATATAAAGAGAATAAAGTAGATAATTTGGAAATAACAGAGAATTTAAATATTTTGAGTAATTTGAATGTAAATGGTAATATTAAAATAAATTCAAATATATTGGAATGGGATAATAATATAGATAAATTTAAACATTCAAATGGAAAGATAATACAAGATGAAGTGATAGATATGTTATCATATGAACCAAATATGAAAGGTATTAATGGATCAATAATAAGTTTTGATACAAATTTGGATGCTTTTACATTAACATATAGTAATAATGATAAATCATATTATATACGTCATCCATTTAATTTTATATTAAATGAGGGTAATACTGCAACAGAAAGAAGTGTAGTATCAATATATGAGAATAGTATATATTCTTTAGATGATTTTGAATGTAATTTAAAAATACAATTTTTGGATTTAATAAAAGAATTAAATTTGTATATAAGTTCAAGATTTGGTAATTCTTATAATAAATCACAAGATGCAAGTCGTGATGGATTAAGTTTTGTTGAACTTGCATCAAAACCAAAAGATATAGAAGATAGTAGAGAAATAAAATTATATTATAGTAATAATGATTCTATAAATTATTATTTTGATTATTATGAATATGAAGTATTTGAAAAAGTATTATTAAAAGAAATATCATTTTATGATATAGAATTTGATGATTATGATAATTTATTAAAAAATTATTATGAAAATATAATATCAAAAATGGATGAAATAACTGATATATCTTCTATACCAAAAATATATGAATATAATGATAAAAATTATTTATTAGATTTTGATGTAATTGGATATGATAATGGATGGGAATTAATACAAAATATATCATTTACAGAAGAAAAAACCTTAAATCAATATAAAAATAAAAAAATAATAAGTAATAAAAAATATTCAAGATATCGTATTGCTTTAAAAGAAGCTAAAAATAATGCACATCCATTTATAATAAAAGATTTAAAATTTCATATTGAATATAATAAAAACAATAAAAATATATTGTATGATGGTGATAATATTAATTATAATATAACAAATACATTATCAATAAATAATAGTATAAAATGGAATGACTATTTTAATGCGGATGATAAAATTAGGACAAAACTAATAATAAATGAGGATCAACCAAGTATAAAATATTTTAATGATAGAGCCAATAAAACAATACCATATGCAGTGTGTCATATTAATGAGAATATAGATAATTCAAATTTAGTTGAAAATCATATGTTAAAGTTTGGATTATTTAATATAGATTCGGAATTACCGTCAGTTGATTATACAAATTATAATTTATCGAAGAATACTCCTTCTGTGTATCATTCATTGCATTTAATGAATAGTAATTTATATTATAGTCAATCAATTATAAATAATTTAAATGATATTAATAATAGTGATAATTATAATGAATTTTTAATATTAACTGAAAATAAATTAAAAGATAATAATTTAAAAGGGTTAGCAAGTATAAATATACCAAAAGAATATTTAAGTAATATTATAAATCATAATGATAGTAATATTTCAAATATAAATGGTTTAATTGTAAATCCTATGGTGCGTTTATGTGCGTTTAATAATGAAAAGGGAATAAAGAATTATATGGATATAGGGTTAAATAATAATTTAACATTAGATAATTCATATCGTATAGAGTTACCAAATAATTCTTGTAATATAAATGTAGAAGAAGCATATTATTTAAAACCGATAGTAGATCATAAGGATAAAGTTATAAAAACGGAATGGTCAACATTGGGTAATGAAGTATTTATAAAGAATAATATTTATATAGGAAATCCTAATAATAGTAATATTTTAGATAATTATGTTAATTTTTGTAATATACATCCAACTACAAAAGAAAATACAGAAGAATATTTAACTCATATACGTAAATTGATTATAGGATATCCAGATGATTTTACATCAATAGATAAAATAAATAGCAATGTATTAACAATAGGTGGTTCAGTATATGCGACTCACGATGTATCAACAGATTCAGATATTGCATATAAGTATAACTTAGAGAAAATAGAAGATGCAAGATATAAAATAGAACAATTAAATGGTTATACATTCGATCGTAATGATACAAATGATGAACGTAGATATTGTGGATTAATAGCACAAGAAATAGAAAAAGTAATACCTGAAGTAATTATTAAGAAGCATGATGGTAAGATGCGTGTGTTGTATAATAATTTAGCAGGTTTATTTGTAGAGTGTTTTAAGGATTTATATAAAGAAATAGATAAACTTAAAAAGGAGGTTTATAATCATAAAGTTGAACAATAAACTTAGTATTTGTATAAACAGGAATTTCGATTGTTTCACCATTTTCAAGAACATCACATTCTTTCATACAGGATTCAGCTTCATTATTTCTTTCTTTTTTAATATCTATTTTAAGGTTATTAACCATTGTAAAATATTTCCAGCGATAAGATTTAACACTTTTGCCATATAATGGTAAAATAATAGTTTCGGGTTCAGCTTTTATAGAAGATAACGTTCCAATTATTTGATATTCTATATTAATTAAATTATAATTTGGACTTAAAGAATAATCATCATAAATTGATGTAGATTCTTTAAGTGCTTCTTCTAATTCTCTATTATTGGAAGGATTAGATGTATTAGAGTGATTAGATATATTAGAGTGATTGTATGATTTAGAATAACTAATTGCTATATATATAATACTAAATATAACAACAAAAAATATAAAAATACTGATTGCTAAAACGATTAAAGTATTATTCATAATAATATTTAATAATAATAAAGAAATTATGAAAGAGATAATTAATAAATTATTATATACAAGAGAAGGGAATATAATTATAAGTATTGTATTAGGATTAGGATTAGCAATGATATTGAAACCAATATGTAAAAATTGTGTAAGATATGTATCTCCAAATATACATAAAGAAAATGGTAAAAGATATAAATTGAATGGTATATGTTATAAGAATAAAGCAATACCAGAAAAATGTAATGGTACTGAATTACCAATATATGAACCTTTTAGTGTGTTAAATAAACTAAAATAATAATAAATTATATGTTATAAAATGAGTAATCAAATGACAACTCCAGTTAGTAGTATTCCAATTACAAATAATGTAAAACCGAATGAAGATATTGAAGATCCAATAGTTCAAGAAATATTAGGTAATATGGCAGAAAATGCAAATACACCTGTACCAAATTTAATACCTGCTCCAATTATTAGAGAACAAGTTATACCAAATCCACCACAATATAATTATCCAATTCAAAATGAAAATGAAAGTTTTTTGAGTTCTTTCTATGATAAAAAAATAACAATTTTAACATTTATTATGGTAATTGCAATTATAACAATATATTCAACACAATTTCAAGAAATAATTGATAATATAAAAATTTCATATATTGAGGAATATAAAGGATATATTAAATATTTAGTATTATATTTAATATTATATATAATACAAAGGTATGATTTTTAATAAAAAACACGAAATAGATGATATAATTATAATTATTGTTGTATGTATTTCTGCAGTTATTGTAGGTATAATAGGTATATTTACATATTATAAATCATATGAAGCATTTATAGCATATATTGGTGTATTATTTTTAACATATTCAACTATTAGTTTAATATATACATTTTTAAATAAATCAAATTATAGTGTATCTGAATATAATATTAATTTAGGATTGGATATAACTGCAATTATAATAACTTTAGTATTAACTATATTATTTACTATAAAATCGTTTTTTGTATATAATTCAAATCAAGTTATATATAATACGAATATACCAGTTCATTCACAACAAAAGTATTATTAATAAGTATTAAATGGTTTTTCATAACCGGGTATTAATTTTTCAGGGTTAGGATTATTAAATATTTCCATTTTACTTAATTCAAATTCGGAAGTTGGTGGTCCAACAACATTATTATCTTGTGCCATATCTAAATGATCTTGTGTAATATAACTTCCATAAGGAATATTATTTTTTTTATCTGATTCTTTATTTTTTACAATATTAATATCTATTTTAGAATAAAATTTGTAATAAATAATGAATACTGAACAAGCAATGAAAAAACCAGATAATGGATCAATAAATATGAATACAAAAATAACAATGAGTGCTATTATAATTTGAATTATAGGTTCTTTAATTTTATGATTTATAGGTTGTTGATAAAATAAAATTACTAATAAAAATATTAAACAAATAAGTCTTACAATATAAATGATATTATCTTCACTCATTTTATTTAGTGATGGCATAAAAAAATATTATCAATATTACTATCTACTAATTCAGCATAAAATTTAAAGTCATGAGAATGTAAATCAAGTTCTTCGGCTTTTTTTATTAGATTTTCTAAATTACCTAATTCTAAATGTGCAATTAATTGTGTTTTCATATAATAACTTAATCCTTTGAATGATGAAAAATTAGCTGTATTTATAGTTCTTGAAAAACCATGAAAATATTCATTTGAAATTGTAATCGTTTTTATTGCCATATAAAAATATTATAATATAATCAATATTATTAATCCTTATATATAAAAATATTTTTATATTTATTATAATATAATGGATTCTATTAATCCTTATATAAGTGAATATTTAGAAAATAATAATATTGATAAAGCAATTGAATTAGTAAAAAAATATGCTGAACTTAATAATAAAACAGTTAATAAAAAATTATTAAAAGAAGATATTGTTAATTGTATATTACAATATATATCTAAAAATAATAAAAATAATGATTATAAAGATTTATCTATTTATGTCGATAATGCATTGCGGTTTCAACATACACATTTTCAAAATACTATTTTAAATAAATTGTAATTAAAATACTTTAGGTTGATACATTTTTTGTAGTTCTTCAGCACTCCTAGCAGATGCTAGATCTTTTGAACCCATAATATCCGTAATTTCACTATCATCAAATACTTTAAAACGAAATGGAATAATAAGTTTAGGACTATCAACGTATTGCATTGAACTTACTGTTGAAGAAGTAGATGCTACACTTCCATAACCAATACGTCCAGTATCATAACTACCACCACGTGTTGCACCACCAAAACCACGTGTTAGACCACGTGTTGCACCACGAGTAGTAACCGGTTGTTCAATATATGTTTTACTCTCACATACCATAATAGTAATATAGAATTGTCCAGTATAATCTGTTGTTTCTTCAACACCATATAGTTGTTCTTTTTCTGTTAGTTCTTCACCAACTTTTTTAGCTTTTTTAAGATACATTTGATACCTTGCACCTGCATTTTGATCAAGTCTCACAATATTATTGTTATTTCCACGGATATGCCACATCTTACCATCACGTTCAATATTATTAGGTTCTGAATCAATATCATAAGAATATTCAGGACGATCTTTATCCATTGCAAAACCAATACCATATTCATATTTATAATTAGAATTTTCATTTTTATTACGAATACGCAAATTACTAATCTTAGATACAATAGGAGCTTCCGTTCCGATAATACGATAATTTTTAACACCATCATCAAATATAACTTCATCAATAGCAAATGTATCTTTAATATTATAATTCATACGACTATCATCGTTAATAATGGTAGAATCAATACCTTTACCAAATTCAAGATTAAATTCAATAATATAATTACCAGATTCAATATATTGATAAATGGTATTAATACGATTTGTGGAAATGATTGGCATTGTAAGTTATATATATAAATGTAATCATTTTTATATATTATTAAATAATAAAATGAGAGGTCGTAATAGAACATCAGGATCAGTTAATAATGATATATCTGGATTAATTGCTGGAGGTTTAGGTTATTTAGGTGGTAGTACGGCAACATCTGGTGGTGAAACATCTGTTGGAGATGGATTAAAATATGGAATAAAATGTGATGTAAATAATAATTCTCAATATTGTAAAGATGTTAAAAATTATAATAGATTTCAAATGATAGTTTCAATTATATCAACAATTATTGGTGGAATATTATTTTTAATAGGTTTATATTTTTTATACAAAATGTATTTATCGAAATAAACTATTTTATAATATATACAGGATTACATTTTTTTTCTTTATACCAATGATCTTTAAAGATTTTTAATAATTCTTTTGTATTTTTTTCTTTATTTTTATATTCGATCTTTAATTTTTGTAAAGTTGTTATTCTAAAAATTGAATAATGTAATTTATCAATATCATTTTCAGGAATAGAAACACTTAATTCTTTTATTTTTTTCATAATATATAATATATAATATATAATATTTTTAAATATATTATAATTAAATTCTTAGACCAATTTTGATATATTTTTTAAATTTATCAATACTAGTAAAATATAATTTAATATTATTACAATGGTTATATATTAGTTCATAATTAATATTATTATAAATTATTTTTTTATAATCTTTATTTTCTTTATTTAATATTAAAGTAATTTTATATCTTGAACTAAAAATAAACATTACATTATAAATCATTATTTTAGATTCATAAGCATTATAAAGTTTTGAATTTATACATAATAATAAATACATATTAATATATCTTGTATAAAATTTCAAATATGATTCATTTGTATTTAATTCAAAAAGTAATTCTAAATAATTCATAATTGCATAATTAATCTTTTTATTAAAAAACTTATTTACACTTCTTACTGTTAATATATTATCAATATTTGGATAAGTTGTAACTTCATTTATATAATATTTGAGTACTAAATTTCTAATATCTTCGATATTCATATTTTAGACGTTTAAAATATTCTATTCATTTTTATATAATTCAATACCAGACTTTGATTTTATATATATAGGTATATTATTAATTTTTATTTTCCAACTTTCATATATATTTTGTTTAATTTTATTTAAATATTCTTTTGAAGGATTTTTAATAAATTTAGTATCATTACATATATAAATATGAACCGTTATTTTATTAAAATTATTATCAAATACTTGAATTAATTTACGTTTGTAATTTGTTTCATATCTATCTAATTTTATTAATTCCTTTTCTGTTAAAAAAATTACAGTTCCAAATACTAATTTATTTTTCTTAGGATATATTGAAGCAACACTACCATTCCATTTCGTTGAATGAAAACAAAATATTCTTATATAATTATCAAGATAAGCTGGTATTAAATCAGTTGTATATATTTTCTTATTTAATCTTTCAGATAATTGAGTAATATTATTAGAACCATATGAAAATAGATAAGGCATTTTAATATTAATTATATAAAAAATGAATTAATAATATATAATATACGAATGACATCTTTATCAAGACAGGGATATTCTATTAAAAAAGAACATTATGATGAAAAGGATATTAATATTATAAAAAAAGAATTAACTGTAGAAGTTCAAAATCATATGTTTGAACATCTTGAAGCTAAAAAATATTCATTATATCAAGAAAATAAAAGTAAATTATATATTCCTAAATATTATGGATTACAAAGATTTGGTATTCCTGAAAGAAATGTAATTGGTCAAGGTGAAACAAGACCAAATATGAATTTTGTAGGATCTTTAAGAGACTATCAAATTGAACAAGTTGATGCTTTCTTAAATGCTTGTGATGATCCTACAAAAATGGGTGGGATTGTTAGTATTGGTTGTGGAGGTGGTAAGACTGTAATAGCGATAAATATAGCGTGTCGTTTAAAATTAAAGACTTTATTTATTTCACATAAGGATTTTTTAAATGTTCAATTTGCGGAAAGAGTTAAAATGTTTTCTCCTGATTCATCTGTAGGAATTATAAAACAAAATAAAATTAAAGTTGAAGATAAAGATTTTGTTGTAGGATCATTACAATCCATTGCAATGCGAGATTATGATACAGATATATTTAAAGATTTTGGTTTAGTAATTATTGACGAAGTTCATCATTGTAGTGCAGAAGTTTTTAGTAAAGCTTTAATAAAAACGTGTTCCCCTTTCGTCCTAGGACTGTCAGCAACTTTAAACCGAAAAGATGGATTACGCAAAGTATTTGAATGGTTTATAGGAAAACCAGTTATTAAAATTATTAATAATACTGATGATAATGATATTGATGTTAAATATTATCATTTTAATGCGGATAATTTAGAATATAATAGAATAGAAACAATGTTTAATGGTAAAATAAGTGCAGTAAAAATGTTAGGAAACGTGGTATCATATAAACCTAGAATATTATTTATTGTTGAAGCAATTAAAGAAAATATGACTAAAGAAAGACAATTATTAGTATTATCTGAAAGAAAATTATTATTAGAAGAGATATATAAATTATTAAGTAATATTGAAGGTTTTAATTATACAATGGGATATTATATAGGTGGAATGAGCCAAACAAAATTAAATGAAAGTGCTAAAGCAAATATAATATTAGCAACAACACATATGAGTAGCGAAGGACTTGATATACCAACATTGAATAGTTTAATATTAGTATCACCGATGAGTGATATAGAACAATCTGTAGGTAGAATATTAAGATCTAAAGTATCTGATAGAATAATAAAACCATTAATAATTGATATTGTAGATAACTTTTCAATATTTACAACTAGATTTAATAAACGAAAAGCATACTATAAAAAAAAGAAATATAATATTATTATATAAATAATGAACAATTTTGACAAATTAACTTTAGAATTAACACATAAACTAACATTGAATGAAAAAAAACTATAGAAGAACTTATAAATAAAAGAACACGGACAAATTAGATATCAATTACTAGAAAGTAATTCAACATTTAGTAATTTTATAAAATTTCAATTAGCATTTGGAAACTTACCAGCTATTGCAAGATTGTAATCATTGCAATGATTTCAAAAACAGATACATTTTATAATTTTCCACAAATAATATAAGATTATCAAAATCAAATCCACAAGTATCTACGATGCTTCTTGGCATTATACCATTTGGATTTTTATTAACAATATTTGTATTAACAATAGAACTATTTATAGCCCTTAAATCGCAATAATCAGTATAGATCATTTCAAGATCCCATTTACTATTTCTCCATCTACCATTGTCATCTGGACCATGAAGTATCCAATTATAATCTATATTACTAGGTGTATTATCATTTCTAAATCTAAGTGATTTAAATACAGCAAATGCACATATTCTACATTTTGTATTTCTAGCTACAAAGAAAAGCTTATCATTTTGTCTAACATTTTCTAAAAAATACTTATTTCTAGAATTAAATCCCCAAACATTTTCATTAGAATTAAAGAAATGTTTTGAATCACCGATACGAATTATCCAGTTTGTCATAATAATTTTGAAAAAAACATCTATCATTTTTTGTTTATAATTGATAAAATTGGTGTATCATTAGCAATACCATTTAAAATAAAATCTTTAAGTTCACAAAAAATATCTACATTGTTAATAATATATTTCCAAATGATAAATAAACCGAATAAAATAATAAATAAAACTAATTCTTCTCTAAAATTAATACGATTATTATAATAATAATAAATTATAATAATTGGTATAATTTTTATAACTAATATTATAAATAAATGAATAGTATTTATCTTATTATGTAATATAAATGTGTATATAACAATTGCTGTATGGTATAATAATGCTAAAATAAAACTATAAAAAGGTAATATACTATTTTTACAAAATAGTAATATAAATAATAACCATAATAATATCCAATAAGAAAAATAAAGATCAAATCTATTGTTTTGCATTTATTATTTAATAACTGTATTATTCTGAAAATGAAAAACTTATATTAGGTATAAATACTATATGGATATTACAACCATTATTAAATACAATAATAATAAATAAATATTTATATATTCATACTATTTTAGTAATAATATGTTCATTATTATTTTGGAATAATATTATAAATTATTATTATGATTTATTAACTGCAATAACATTTGTAATACATATATTATATTATGGTAATAATAGTTTATTTCATTATTTATTACTTATAAATACATTAATATTAGTTTATTATACAAATGAGTTTCAAAAAATAAATAAATATGAATATGCTTTTATATCACATTTATTATTTCGTAAAATGATATGTTATTTATTTTGTATTAAGTTTAATAACTATACGGTAAAACAAATTATGTTTTATATTTCATTATATTTTATATATACATTTAATTTATTATTACGTAAAAATATATATTATGTATATAATTGTATTGAACTAATAATAATTATTATACTTAAAAATGAATTTAATTATATAATATATTAATGGAAAATCAAACTTACGATAATACACCTAGATTTACTTTAAAAAATAAAAAATTAGATGCAAAAATATTAGATATATATGATGCGGATACTATAACAGTGTGTATTTATTTGGAAGGTTTTAATTATGTTAAGGTTAGCGTAAGACTATATGGTATTGATACACCTGAATTACGTGGTTCTCAAAAAGAATTAGGTCTTAAAGCACGTAATTATTTAATAAATATACTAACTGATATTGTAATAGATGATAATAATACACGTAATGATATTAGGAATATGATAAATAAAGATACTCATATGATAGAAGTATTATTTGGTGATTTTGATAAATATGGAAGACCTTTAGCAATAATTTATAAAGATAATATTAATATAAATGAAATGTTAATAAAAGACGGTTATGCTAAAGAATATGATGGTGGAACTAAAGATACTTGGTAATCATTTATGTATAATATATGTCAAGTATTATGTCATTATATGTATTAATAATATCTTGAATAATTTCATTTGTAATAGGATCGTCATCAGTAAGTTTGGAAAATAACAATTCATATTCATATTTTAATTTTTTGTAATAATAATAGAATATAATTTTTTTATAATAATAATATTTACATTTACGAATAAATTTTTTATAATATTTTTGTATTATACTTTTAGATATAGTCTTAATTTTTTCATTTTTATTACTACGTTTTAGAGGGTATAATCTAGTTTTCTTTTTTTTACCATTTTGATCAAATATTTCATTGTTTCCAAATTTAACTTTTTTCATAATAATAATTTATAAAAATTGTATCATTTTTATACTAAATGAAAAAATGATTACAAATTATAATAAAGTTTAAGTAAATGACAGATTATATTCGTGAATTTATTTATTATAATAATGAAGAAATTAAGAAAATTACAGAGAGTACTATTATTTTAAATGAACAAATTGATATTAAATCTAAAAATAAGAAAAATGTTCTATATGATAATCAGATATATACAGCAAATATTATTAACAAATTTTTAAATAATCCAGAGATTATAATAATTTCAGTTTATAGTAGAACTCAAGCTGGTAAGACAGGTTGTATGACTTCTTTAATTCAACAATATGTTAATGAAAATTTAATTCCAATTGAGAATATTTATGTAATATCAGGTATATCAGATAAAGAATGGAAAAAAGATACAATAGACCGTATGCCTGATATATTAGGATCTAATATATTACATAGGCAAAATATTAATAAAGAATTTGTAGAAAAGATACGAAATAAAGAAAATATATTACTAATAATGGATGAGATTCAAATTGCATCTAAAAATAATCAAACAATCCATTTAACATTTAAAGAATGTGGATTCTATGATTTAAATTATCTTTGTAAAAACAATATAAAAATCATTCAGTTTTCGGCGACACCTGATGGTAATATAATTGATTTAAATGATTGGAATAAACATTCAAAGAAAATATTTTTACAAACAGGAAAAAGTTATGTAGGAACTTTAGATTATATTCATCAAAATAGAATATTTCAATATAAAGCTCTAGAAAATATTGAAAATGTGAATGAATTGATACCAATAGTTGAATCTTATGAAGAACCGATGTATCATTTGATTAGAGTATATCATTTTAATACAAAAATTAATAAACAAAAAGAAGTTATAGATAATTTCAAAAAAGTCTTTAAAGATAAATGTATCTACAATGTAGATTTTCTTTCAAAAAATAAAAAAACACCTATTAATACAGTTCTTATGAAAAAACCAGATAAACATACATTCATTTTTTACTGCGAAATACTAAGATGTGCTAAAACACAATACAAGCAATATATTGGTATTTCATATGAAAGAATATCAAATACGATTAATTGTTCTGCAATTGTGCAAGGTGCTATAGGTCGTTTAACAGGTTATGATGATAATGGTAAAAGTATTTGTTATACGGATATAGAATCAATATTACAATATGAGAGATTATTAGATAATAATATGGATTATAGTAATATAGAATGGAAAACGAATACAACAATTTTTAATAAAAGATTAAATAAAACGATAAGTACAGGAACTTTTAATAGTGCTAAAAATATTAAACAATTAGATAATACTAACCAACTTGAACCAATAATTCAAAAATTTAAAACACAAGAAGAAATGATAAAATGGTTTAAAGATAATCTTAATAAAGATGAATATGGTCGTGGTCCAAATCGGAAAAAAATAGAATCTGGATTCTTTAGAGTTGCAGGGGCTACAAGAAAAGGTAAGCAAATTATATCTAAAGATACAGCATATAAAGAACGAAAATCTGGTTTAAATGATAAAACTAAATTTAGAAGTTATCCGTGTTATACTGATATTAGTGATGCAAATACATTAGAATGGTGGTTAATATATTATAAAAGTATATAAAGATATTATATTTAATATATAATAATATCTGTAAAGATATATTTTATAATTATTTTTTCACATTTATTCAAGGGTGTGTACAGCAAAAAAAAACTAATAAAAGAATTCGTGGTATAATTATAAAAAGTAGTTTATTGTGTAATAAAATATAATATAATATATTAATTTATTTGTAAATTAATATATTTCTTAACGATCGTTTTCACCAACCCGCACCCTGAATAATATCAAAGATATAATATTTCATTACATAAATCTTGTAATAAACTTAAATTATGGCTAACAATAATAAATGTAAATTTATATTGAATATATTTTGCTTTCATAATTTCAATAAATAATTTTTGATTTTTATAATCTAAAGCAGATGTAGGTTCATCCATTAACACAATGGGTTTATTTTTATTTAATATATTACAAATAGTATATCGTTGTTTTTGTCCTCCACTCATTTTATTTTGTATTATATCTTTTGTAAATTCTTTCATTGTTTCCGTATTAATATTTAATTCATTATTTAATTCTAATAATACAGGTTCTTGTCCTATATAACTGATTATATCATTATAATAAAATTCATCATCAATATTTTGAATATTTATATTATCAAAATAGATATTTCCATTATTTAAATTATACTGTTTTATTAATAATTTTAATAAAGTACTTTTACCTATACCTGACATACCATATATACCAACTTTAGTTCCAAATAAAATAGATCTATTAAAGTTTTTATAAACAATTGTAGAATCATTATAAGAAAATGTAATATTATTAAAATGAATATCGGGTTGAAAGTCGGGTATATATTTAATTTTATTATTTTTATTATCAGGTATAGTTAAGATCTTTTTAATTCTTTTAATTGCATATATATTTTTATATGTATTATTGATAATATGTCTATATGATTCTAATATACTAATAATAGAATCAATATATAACATAATTTGATGAATAATAGATAATTTTATATTGTTATTAATTCCATAAAGAATAATAAAAAATATAATACCAGTATTATATGAATGTGATAATAATATATCAATACCATAAAACAGAGATTCTTTAATATTATTAATACTAATTTGTTGTTCTAAATTGATATAAAAATCAATTAATTGTTTTTCAAGACAATTTGTTTTATATGTATTAATTTTATGAATATAATCATCAATATAATTGTTTTGTTTTTTTATTAATTCATCTTTATAATGTATAATTTTATTATATATATATTTATGGTATAAATATTGACATAATAATTGTATAAAACATAATGAATATAATAGGATTGTTAATTCTAATTTCACACCTATATTATAAAATATATATATAATTGATAAAACTTGAATTGAAGTTCTAACAAATATATTCAAATGTAATATAAAAATATCACTTAATGAATTAACATCTTTTGTTATTAATTCAATTATTTCAATTGGATTTTTATTATTAAAATATGATAAATTTAATGAAGATAATTTATATAATAATTGTTTTTTTTTAATTGCAGAATGTTTAGACATTATAATACTAAATATAAATCCTCTAATACTACTAAATAAATTAGTTAATATTTTGTAAAAAATATAGGATATCATAACATCATAGATTGAATTAGAATCTGTTAATAAATTAGAAATTAATTTACTATAATAGATAGGAATATATGATGAAAAAAATGCGGAGATAGAAGCTGATAATAATCCAACTAATATATAAATAATTAACATTTAGTATATATATTTAAAATAAATGTCATCAACTTTTGATAATATAAGACTATCAAGTAAAAATAATTCAATTGCATTAAAAATAAATGATGATAATGATAATGATGCGTTCATTAAAATTAATAATTATTTGTTAGGTTCTTCAAATTGTAATTTTGTAATTAAAAACGAGAATGAATTATTATTGAATATAAATGATAGTAATATAGAATTAAATAAACAAATAGAATTAAATAATATAAATGTTAATAATGAAGCAATATTATATAATACAATTATTGATAATAATTTAATAATAAATACATCAAATGTTAATATTAATAATGATATAATATTATATTCAAATATTGTAGATATAAATAAAGAATCACATTTTAATTGTAATATTTATACGGATACATTATATGTAAATAATATTGATAATACAACAGGATCGAATATTATTATTAATAATCTTGAATTAAACCAAAGTATATTTAATAATCCGCAATTATTAAATTCTATTAATATTAAAAGAAAAACTTCAAATAATTCAAATATAATAACAATAAATTTAGAAAATGATGATAATTTAGAAAATATATTATATTATGTTGATACAATTAAAATAAATAAATCAGGAGAAATTAATATTCAAAATAATATTAATATTAATTCAAATAGTATTTATTTACCACAATTATCTATTGATAATCAAAATCATCTTACAATTGGTAAAACAAAAAATACAATTAATGTAATTGATTATAATACTAAAATTGAATGGGAAAATAGTAATTTTAGTTTATTACATATACATCGTAAGGATACTAATAATGAATATGATATTATTAAAGATCCTTTATTATATATAACTGCTGATTATGATTCAATGTCTAATATTATAACACAAAATTATGATCAAACTGAATTAATATTTAGTAATTTATTATTAACATTAGAAAGTAATATTACAACAGAAAATTATAATATAATTTTCCATTTTTTACCTGAAATAGATAATGCAATTTGGAATTCAAATGATATACCATTAAGAATATCTATACCTATTGATGATGATCCTTTTAAAAATACACAATTTAATTTAAATTTAATTAATTATAATTATAATAATTATACAATTTTTGAAAATGGTTTTAAATCAACATCAAATTATTTAAGTGATGGTAAAGATGAATATAATATAGATGTATATATTGGTTTTTATAAAACAGAAGAAATACAATATAAAATTCGTGAAATAACTGATAAACATATAGATAATATAGCAAATTCTATAGAAACCAATGCAAATAATTGTAATATAGGATATTATAATTTAATTGAAAGTAATTATATTCCATTAGAAGATTCAGAAAAATATAAAATTAATTTTGATTTTCATATATTATATGAAAAGAGTAATGAAATTGAATTAATGTATTTTATTAATACAATACCAATAGAAAAAAAATGTCCTTTAATAATGAATTGTATATTTAATAATGAATCAATATTAGAATTAAATAGTAATGGATTATTAACAATTAATGATCTTAATGTATCATCAAATGCATATATACCAAATATAACAATATCAAATATTCATAATAATGTAAGTTTTATGGACTATAATATAACAAGTGTAAATGAATTAGATTCAGATAGTATATATGTAAATAATTTAATTGCAACTACAATAAAAACAGATAATATAGAAATATTAGGTGGTGAAACAATAAAATTTACAGAAATAGATACATCAAATTTTAATGCAGATTTCTTTAAATATAATAATGAACGAACTAATTTTTTAAATGAAGTTACATTATGTTATGGTAAAATTGATTATAATTTTATAAAAGATTATCGTAGTAATAATGATATATCAGGATTATTAATATCAAGTGTAAATAAATTATCAAATATTAATACAAATAATGAAGATATTGCATATTTTGATGGTAATATAAAATTAATAGGAGAATTACAATTTGATGAAAATATAAATATAAAATGTGAAGATAATAAATTAAAGATAAATAATGATCATATTGTAATTGATAATAATTTAATTAGTTTAGGTAATTATTTTGAAATATTAACAACTTCAAATAAAATATGGTTAGGTGATTACAATGAATTATTAAATTTAGATAATTATGGAGAAAATAAAGAAAATATTGAATTTAAAGATGCAGTACTATATAAATATGAAATTTCTTCAACTATAATTTACCCTATTTATAAAACATATGAAAGTTATTTTAATCAATTTTATAATTCAACTATTACTGATAAATCAATAATTAAAGATTATGCAAACACTTTTAATATTAATTTATTTGGAAATATTCGTATATCATCAATTATGAATGAAACATTAATGGAATTAACAGATCATAATAGTATTGTAAATATAAATAAAAGTCGTATGAATGTATATGGTGATATAAAATGTTGTAAGCCTTTTAGATTTAATAAAGATACAGATACAAATGCTACAAATATTGAAATATTATCTGAAATAGCTTTTATAAGTGATGGAGATATTCAAATAAATGGAAATATAAATAATACAAATAATATAATAAGTGAAGGGTATATATTAACAAATAATTATATAAAAACCGATGAATATGTGGAAGCAAAGAAAGGTGTACGTAATATATCAGATGCAAGAGTAAAATATGATTTAAAAAAAATTGAAAATGCAGTAGAAAAAATTAAATTATTATCAGGATATACATTTAAACGTAATGATCTGAATGGAATTAATGATACAGGATTATTAGCACAAGAGGTAAATAAAATATTACCAGAAGTGGTTAATGAAAATAAAGAAGGAATATTAAGTATTGAATATTCAAAAATGATGGGATTAATTGTGGAAGCGATAAAAGAATTAAGTGACAAAATTGATTTTATAAAATAACATATATATACTATTATTATTTGTATAATAATTGTCATTTTTTAAAGGTATAATAACATCATCGTCTATAATATTTTTATTATTATAATCTACAGCATTATAATGACCACTATTAATAGAACCAAAATGATTAATTGCTGAAATTAAGTTTAATTCAATTTTATTTTGATTATCGTAAAGTATATTATTACTTAATAATATATTAATATTAATATTAATATTTAAATTAATTTTTTGACCTAAATTGTTATAACGATTTAAAGATATAATTAAAAATTTTGGTAATTTATAAAACTTAATAAACTTATTATGTTTTGACTTTTGTTTGCAACATTCGCAATCTATTTCATCAGTAATATCTTTAGAGAAATATTCTTTAAGCATTGATATAATAGAATCACCGATATTTAAACTGATTGAATAAAATGTTTCAAATGTATATTTTTTATTTTTACAATTTTGACAAATTAATATGTGTAAAATAACTCCTTGAAAAAAATCATTCCATAAAGATGTTTTATTATTATTATGTTTAATTATTTGATCATAAGCTTTTTTATGTAAAATAGATGAAAATGATTTATTAATTATAATATTTTTACTAATATTTGTAAAAACTTCATTTGCTAATAAAGTCCAAACTTCTTGTGCATCTAATTGTTGTCTTCTTTGAAAAGTAGAAAATGTAGAATATAAATAATTTAAAAAATTAGTAGGTTTAATTGTTTTATCATCGTGAATTTGCATTAAATGTAATAATTCAAATAATGCTAATGCTATAGTATTATTTGGTGGTTTATCAAAAAGTTGAATATTTAATTTGCAAGAATTAATACATTGTATTAATGAATTAACAGCACAAGTATTACCTAAGTTTAATAATTTATTGACCATATTATATAAGGTATATTTATTTGTGTTCTATATATCATTATTTCCAATATTATAATAAATGAAACACTCTTATAGATTTGATAATAAAAATTTTAATAGTGAAGAATTAAAATTATATATAAATAGTAATAAAAAATTATCATTATTATATAATAATTTACAAAAAATATTAATCGAAAAATATAAAAATGTTATTTATAGTTCATCCACAAATTGTGCAAAAATTATATGTGGAATGTTAGAATTATTAGGATTTTATTCATGTTATGATAAAAATCATAAATCGCAAATGAGAATGGATAGTAAATGTTATGCATATTTAACAGTAAATAATGTATATGGTAAAGTATTGAGTAAAAGTTTAATAAGAAATATTAAAAATACATTTAATGATAGACCTGATAATATATTTGGTGATAATATAAAAATAATAATAATAGATAAATATTTTAAAGAAGGTATAGATCTTTTTGATGTAAAATATATGCATATTTTTTCAAAAATAATTTATGAAAATGAAGAAAATCAAATTATAGGAAGAATTAAACGATCTTGTGGTCATATAGGATTACCAAATGGAACAAAACAAATTATTTTTTCTTATTTTCCTGAAAAAAAAACTGATATAAGTTTTAGTAAAGAATTAACAAAATTATGTTATTATTCATCAATAGATTATTTTGAAGTACAAGATATTCAAGATTTATTATTTGGTAATTATATAAAGAGTTTAAAAAATAATTTTACATTAAATAATGGTATTACAAATAATATATTAGAATTTAAAAGTATTTTATTTGATAAATATGAAAATTTATATAATAATAATACATCAAATTGTTATGGAAAATTTGAATTAACTCCAACTCAATTGATGATTAAAGATTATTTTCAACCATCATTGGATATTAAAGGTATATTATGTTGGCATTATGTAGGTTCAGGAAAAACTTGTTTAGGTTTAGGTGTAGCACGTAATTTTATAGATAAGAAGTATTCTGTAATTTGGGTATCACGTAATAGTTTATTAAAAGATATACAGAAGAATCTAAGTGTATGTTATGAGAAAGATAAAATAGATAAAAAATTATTAGTGATAACATATAAGACTTTTACAAATCTTTTACAAAATAAGAATAAATATGCGAGAGATAATTTAAGTAATACTTTAATAATAATAGATGAAGCTCATAAATTATTTGATGGATCATTATCTAAATTAGAAGCACCTAATTTAGAAATATTAAAACTAGCATTAAACCATAAAACATGTAAAATAATGTTAATGACTGCAACACCTTTTATACAAAATCCAATGCAACTTATTAAATTACTTAATTTAATTGTAGAAATTAAGATGCCAGAGGATTTTGAAGAATTTGCAAAAGAATATTTAGAAAGTGATAAAGTATTATTTAGTTATAAGGGTGCAAATAAATTTGTTATGAATGTTTATAAAAATATAAGTTATTTAGATATGTCGAAAGATAATGCAAAATTTGCAATACAAATTAAAAATGATGTAATATAATTTATATGTATAAGATGGAAAGTATTATAGAAGATATACTAAATAATATAATAAGTAATATTACAATGTCTAAAATGATTGGTGCTCATATTAATCGTGAAAAAACTTTAAAAAAAACAATAAATAAGTTACAATTATATGGTGGTAATGCTTTACAATTATTTACATCAAATCCATCGAATGTATCTGTAGCTAATTTGGAGAAATATTTGAAAGAATATGATACAATAAAAGATATAAGTAATTGTGAATTTGTAATTCATGCATCTTATACAATAAACATAGGTACATTAAATGTAAAGCAAATTGAAATAAATATGAATGTAATAAAAACTGATTTAATAATAGCAGATAAGTATAAAGCGATAGGTGTAATATTGCATGTAGGAAAGTATGTTAAGAATGATCGTAATGAATGTATGATACAAATGAAGGATTTTTTGATGGAAGTTATAATGTTTATAAAAGATAATAATTTAAAAACAAAAATAATATTAGAAACTGCAGCTGGACAAGGAACTGAAATGATCGTAAATATAGATGAATTTCACAATTTTACAAAAGATTTTGATAAAAAGTATTTTTCAATATGTTTTGATACTTGTCATGTATGGTCTGCGGGTTTTGATATCATAGAAGCATATAATAAATTAAAAGATAATGTATCGGTAGTGCATTTTAATGGTTCAAAGACTCCAAAAGGATCATTAAAAGATAGACATGAACAATTATTTTGTGATACAAATACTATTCCTATTGATAAACTTACGTTATTTGCTAAAAATCTTAAAAATGTTATGATTATATTAGAGACCCCTAATGAATCAGAATATAGTAAAGAAATAAAGTATCTAAAAGAATGTGCGTTTAAATGTAATTAATTATTTATATAATGAATAACAAAATCATAATAATATTATTGTAAGATTTTATAATAATTTACAAATTAATATTGTAAGATTTTATAATAATTTACAAATTAATATTGTAAGATTTTATAGAATATAATAATATTGTAAGATTTTATAGAATATAATAATATTGTAAGATTTTATAATAATTTACAAATTAATATTGTAAGATTTTATAATAATATTGTAAGATTTTATAGAATATAATAATATTGTAAGATTTTATAATAATTTACAAAATAATATTGTAAGATTTTATAATAATATTGTAAGATTTTATAGAATATAATAATATTGTAAGATTTTATAGAATATAATAATATTGTAAGATTTTATAA